GGTAACTTTAATTGTGGGATAGATAGGCAAGGTTCCATTGTTATTAATCAATACCGAAACTGAGTTATCGGCATTGTTTATGATGGTTCCATTTTCTTCGCCTGAGTTATCATTATTTAATACTTTTGTATCAACTGATTCCGCATAACCGCTTGGAACCAAGAACGTGAGAGTGCCTGTAGCTAGTAGACTTGTAATGTTTTCAGAAAGAGTTTGCGCTCCGTCTGGCAATGCATGCCAAACTTTATTGGGTTCATCACTAAAAATCAAAGGTGCTGGTGCATTCGTATCCAACACCTTTGCTAATTGTTCTCTTATTTCAACCCAGTCGCCTGGGACTCCACTTTTTATAAAGGATATATTTATCGTTTTTGCGGAAAGACTACTTCTTAAAAAGGTCTGCCCATATCTAGAAACAGAATCTGACAATATATTGTTCCATGAGGAACCAATGTTCCTATCAATAGCTGTAAATCCACTAATTAGAGCAGAGATATCATAACCATTAAAATTTATTGAAAAAGTCATTAATTATTATTCCCCCAAATCCAATTGTTTTTATTTTCTTCATTTTTAAGTGCAATATTCATATCTTTTGCTAATAGATTTGTAGCCATTTTCCCGTCTATCATTGCATAAGCTAGTATAGGATTTTTCTTAATATCTTCTACAGAATCATTTAATTGTGTTAAAAGTGATACTATAGGGGCGAATGTAGAAAGTGATTCTAAACTGTTATAACCGTTATTTTTATTGACAACTTGACTTGCTTGATTCAATAATTGTGTAGCTCTCGATTTCTTCTGTGGATCAAGCGGAATAACCATCTCTGGGCGATTTCCTTCAGCAATTTCATAAAAACCATGAGCATTTATGATTCCGCCGTTTTCATATCCATGCCCATTTCCTAAGAAAGATAAGCTTGGACCATAGGTTTTTTTAGCATAGTTAAGAGCGGCCAATAAGTTATCGTAACCGTTAAAAATATCCCCATGACCGGGGAATTTATTAGCATTGAAAGTTGAGGAAATTGTTTGCATTAATCCTTTTGCAAGGTCACCAGTGATATTGTTAATATCTCCGATATTTCCCTGTACCGCTTTTTCATTACCACTTGACTCAGTTGCAATTTGGCGAAGGACACGGTCAATCATGTCTTGGCTTGTGCTCAATCCGTTAGCTGCAAGCGCCTGTTTAACTTGTCCAGCCCAACGTTGAACACCAGAACCAGATGGCGAGCCTTGTGAACCTCCTGCATCTGATTCAGCTTTTTTGAAGAATGATTGTAAGAATTTAATAAAATTATCCTCAGCAGTTTGAGCAGAACCTTTTGCCATTCTAGTTACAACCGGAGGAAAGTCATTTTCTAAATTATCTAGTCCTAAGCCATTATAAATAGCTTCTACAACTCCTTTAGGACCTTTTGAAATAACGCTAGTAACATCTTTATAGGTTGATTTAACCCATCCAAGCGCATCTGATAAGAAACCAGATACTCCGTCAGCATGAGCTGGCAAATTAGCTGTTAATGACAGGAACTCTTTTGACATTGAGTGAGGGAGAATTGAAGTTCCAGCTTTCAGATTACGAATTTCAGGACCTTGTTGACCAACCGCAAAAATACCACGGCTTGGATGGTGAGCGAGTTCAAAACCTTCTTCACCAACTAAAGCTGTTTCATCTTGAGCTAATCCACGAGTACCTGTCGCAAAACCTTTGAGGCTTACATGACCGATATTCCCCCAACCCTTATGTAAGAAGTTAAGGACTCCGTTAATTCCATCAATAAATGAATTGATTAAATCTCGTGAATTCCTAAAGCCTTTACTATATTGGTCAACTGTTTCTCCTTGCTCTTTAGCTGCAGCTTTAACATTTTTATCAGCTTTATCGTTAGCCAATTCAACTGTTTTATCATGGGTCTTTTGTGCCTTATCAGTAACTTCTGTTTGTTGCTTTTTAGCTGCTGAAATTGTATCGTCTCGTTGCTTTTGAGCATTTTTAACAATTTCATCATACTGTTTCTTAGACATTGAGCCGTTTTCTGCACGTTCTTTGTCCGCTGCTGCTACTGTCTTCTTGTATTTTTCGTTAGCGGCTTTAACAGCTTCATCTTTTTGCTTTTGAGCCTTATCCTTAACTCCTTTATATTCATCGTCAGCCTTTTCGAGCGTATCAATTAATTGTTTTTGATTTAATTTTCCTTTTTTATTTTTTAAATCATCAAGTAAATCAAGCTGTTTATTTTGAGCAATTTTAGTAGCAGTATTGATTTGATTATTCATCTGCTCTTCAGCTTTAGTTTGAGACTTAGCATAGTCTTTTTCAATCTTATTCATGTTGTTACTATGCTCTTTTTTGTTTTTCTCTTGTTTATCATCAAAAGAATTTGTTGCTCTTAAAATTTCAGCCATCATCTCTTTTTGATATTGAGGAGAATTTTTGCCGTATTTCTTTTCCAATGCTAAAAGAGCATCGGTACTTCCTGATTTAATTTTTTTAATTTCAGCATCATGATCTTTAGTTAATCTTGTATTAGCATCATTAGCCCTTTTTTGCTCTTTAGAAACACTAGCATAGTAATTATCAGTATTTTTCTTCATCTCATCAAGATTCTTCTTCTGAGCAGTTTTTTGCTTCTCATCTGAATCTTTTTGGCCTTTATTTAATTTGTCAGCCTGAGCTTGAGTAATTACACCATTTTTAACTAGAATATCTACTTGCTTTTTAGAATCTTTTTCTTGATTTTGATAAAACTTATCAATATCTTTAGACATTTTCGCATAAGCATCAGCAGTTGCTTTCTCAGCTTTTTCAAGTGATTTTTCATCTACAATATCAATAGTTGCTGATTTTTTGATTTTATCCAAGAATCCTTGGTAGTCCTTAGAGAACTCTTTCATATCTTTTGTTGGTGCTTTAGGGTCGAACTTAACAACTGGTAACTTTTCGCTTTTTAATGAAGATTCTTTTAATCCATCATTAATCAAATCTCCAAGTTTTTTACCTAAGTTTTTACCACCCATTCCTCCAATTGCTGCACCAATTGCTGTACCAATACCAGGAGCGATAAGAGAACCAATTGCTGCTCCTGCCGCTGCTCCACCAAGCGAGCCAGCAACTCCGCCAGTTTTCAGCAATCGTTACAGGCTCTTTTGAGATATTCATAAACAAGCCTTTGAATTCATTAGGATAATAATCTGAATCGATAATTCCTACTGAATTAATCAATGCAATGCCACGCTTAACTGGATTGCTTGAGCGGTCATATAATTTCAGTACTTCGTCATGTCCGAGTTGAACAGCTAGACCTGTACTTACCATTTTTATTTCATCAGGTTGAATCGTAACTGTTTCGCTTGCTGCAATATCATAACCTGCGCTGTGTTCTGTCGCTCTTTCTGGAATAGTCGCATTTTTATTTAGTTTTACAAATTGTCTTTTCATTCTCCGTCCTCCACAGGCACAAGCTCAATCTCATATACTATAGCTTCATGTTCTGTTTGTTTGATTATATTTTTCTTAAATTCTTCAGCTTCAGTTCTTGTACCAAGAACTTTGGTAGGTAAATAATAAATATTTCTAATTCCGCTAGATTCATTGTCTATTCTTGCTTTAGAGATATTTGTGACGCTTTCTCGTACTTTTTCTCTACGATAGCAACCGCAAGATATATTTTTATTAGATTTTAGTCTCCTAGTCGAAATTAATTTTTCGTTGCCACAACTGCATACACACTGCCATATAACGTTCCCTTTTTTATCTCTTTTGCTAGTTTTTTCAACGACAGTTACCCGCCCAAAACTTTGACCCGATAAATCAACAGTTTTAACCATCAATAAACCTCCAGCAACACTCCACCGCTTCTAAGTGGTGTAAAGTTCATTGTCTTCCCTTGGTAAAACAATGTATCAGTTGTATAAATATCTGTGTTATCCATTTTTAAATTCTCCGTTTCCTATTTTTATTGAAACGTGATATAATCTAAGTATAAAAATATATAAAGATGTATATCACGTCTTAGTCCGCATTCCTGTGCGGGCTTTTTTATTTTGTCATGTAGTGCAAATAGTCACTTAAAGTAAGTAACTTACGTGTGAAATTTCCACGAGTTACCATCCAAATTTTTTCTTTCGGCATGATAGTTACTGTTCTACCGTCAGTCGTTTGGAACTGATCGTAATCAAAGTCCATGATGTTTCCTTTCTATGTATGCGTTTTAATCCTCCGAGTGCTATAATTACTGTGAGCAGATATTTGCGGTATTTGCTTAGTTTTATGGAAAGGAGGAATAGTGATGAACAAATTAGAAATAACTTCGTTTGAATATGCTGTATCAGTTGTTAATGAAATCGCTATGAAAAAAGATGCTACTTTTATTCCATTTGAAATCGTCTGGGATACTTCACTAGGTATTGCTAAAGCAAGAACGATTATCTATGACCGTTACAACTATCCAGTTCTTAACGAATCGATAAGAGCCGAAAGCATTCATCAAAAATCTTTTGATCCTGACGCTAATGATAATGATTCATTTTCGTTTATTAGGCATGAAGTTTTCAACTATTTCAAAAATACTGGTTTTGGTAGACAAAACTTGCATCTTTTGAAAAGACCTGACTTGTTAATGGCTAAGTTGCTAGAATTATCCAAAGTTAGCTTCCCCAATGACATCGTTGCCCCTGATTATGCAACTATCCTTGATTTTGAAACACTAGATGGATCTATGAAATTACCATTTATTCATAGCGATTCTATTGAAATCAAAGAACCTATCAGTTTAATTTCAAAAAATTAGATTCGTATTTGATTAAGTTGTAAACGTATTGAAGACTTGCATACGCTTGTTCGTGTGTTAAGTCTTCTTTTTTTAATAAATCGAGTATTTTTAATCCTACTTCGTTCAGTTTTGGTTTTCCAAAGAAATCTAATGGCAAGTTGTCACGTTTAAAATCTTTTAAATATCTGTCTCTTGCAGTTTCTTCTTTTGATTCTTTTGTAACTTTTAAATCTTCTGGATTCATAAATTTCTCTTTTCTAGCGGAGCACCGCATTTAATTTTGATGGGTTGACTATGTATGTGTAGGTCATCTTATTTACCTCGTCTTTGCAATTGTAGATTACGTGGTTCTTTGAACCAGTCAATAACTAAATCTCTTGACCATTTTGTACCTGATTTACCGTAATTCATTTCAGCAAATTTCAAATGCTCTTTAAATGAAATAGCGAATGTGCTTTCATCCTTACAGCCAATCAGCTCCATAACTTGTTTTTGAGTTAAAGCAAGAGGGTACTTACCGTCATTGGAGATATAGTCGTGCATGGAATCTAAAACAATTCCTCTAACTGAATCTCTCAGCTTTTGAATCATTTCTTCAAACATGGATTTTCCTTTCTAGCTAGCTAAATCTTGTAAAAATTTATTTACAAAATAGATTTGCCCTTTTCCTGTTACTTTAGGAGTTTTAGTCACGGTTATTTTTCCACTATTATGAACATGAGTATTTTCGGTAAACTCTAAAATACCTAAGTTCATCGAACGTTGAGTTGGCGAGTTGTAATCACTACCAATTTTCTTGACAAGGTATCCATTATCTCTGAGCCAAGTAAATAATCGTTTCTCTCCGATATCAATGCCATTTTGTTTGAGAATTTTAGCTAAATCTCGAATGAGAATCGTGTTTTCGGAAGCTGAAACACTATCAGCGAATAACGCTTTTGGTTTCATTTGGCTTTTTTCAAGTTCAAGTTGCTTAATCTGATTTCCTGCTTGGAGTAGCAAATCAGCCAAACCATTACCAGAAATAACATCTTGTGCTTTCGCATCCGTCATATACGCCCCGTGCTTGCGGATTGTTGGGAGGACTTCATGAGTAATCCAACGTTTGAATTGTCGAGCTTTTTCTTTGATTTCTTGATTTTTACCTTGTTTTGCTGCTCCAATAATCAAGTTATATAACCCAGATTCATTGACAACTACCATATTCCGCTTTTGACCTGAGGTCGTAATTTGCGACCCCAGCTTATCATCGTCATCAACATGTTTCAACAATGCATCTTTTGTATTTGAGTAACCGAGTATTTCGGCTACATCTTTCCCGACAAACCAAGGTTCATCATCAATAAGGACTGTTCGCACTGGTAAATTGTTAAAATTAAAATTTTGTAATTCGTTCATTTATGAACTCCTTTCTAGCTAGCTTTTTGTTGCAATTTGTCAACTTTTGTTGCAAAAAAATATGAAATATCAAAAAGCTTATTTTTATCAATACCAGTTGCCTTAGAAATTCTAAGAATCAACTCCCCATCCAGTTTAGACGGTTTTTTTCGTAATCGATAAAGGTAGCTTTTATCTATATTTGATTTTTCAGCGATAGCTGAATACTTCATGCCCGTAGATTCTAATAACTCATCTAGTGGCTCATAAGTTTTTTTCTCTGCCATACTGGCTCCTTTCTGTGTTTTAAATTTCTGCATACGCAGTAAGGGAAGTTCAGGAATCGAACCTGTTCGCCAGTCTTCCCTGCTCATTGTGAGCGATATCATAACTCCGTGATATAATGTAAGTGACTAAACTAAAATTATATTGGAGGTTCTTATGAACTTTGAATTAAATGAATTTACAAATATCCCTAATTGCTATCACATTTTTAATTTTGTTAACGATTCACAATTTGAGAGCACTTGCAATGTTGTTAACGTTTCACAATTTGAGAGCACTTGCGAGAATTTAATAAAAGAAATGAGTTTCTATTTTAAACAAGCTTCATTTGAAGGATTGAAAATATTAAATCCTAACCCTAATGGAAATATCCCACAATACTTCTATTCTGATAATATAATTTATCTTACTGTTTGGGATGGTATAAGAGAATCTCAAATTATATATCAACTAGCTCATGAATTGTGCCATTATTTTATGAAAAAAGGAATCAAAAATGATGAATTGAAATATTTTGAAGAAACGGTATGCGATCTTAGTTCTCATTTCTTTTTGCGCAATAAACCTCAGAAAATACATAAAGTTTATGATGATGAAACTTTAATGAATATTACTGAAATTGATTTATCGTACTCCACTTCTTACGATCGTTATAATAGAGAACAAAATACTTATATCGCAAAATTACTTTTACCAATTTTTGAAAAAAACCCTAGTTTATGGTCAGAAGTTCCTAAACTTGCAAATATCGAGGCCTCTACCATCGGGAAACTTCTTGATTTATGGAAAAACAAAGCCACAGAAGAACATAAAAAAGCTATTCAAGAAATACAAAACATCTTTAAATAACACCAATTCCTGGAACCCCAGGTTTACCGGCTACTCCAAAATGTTTTCTTTCGACAGTTAAATTAAAGTTCATGTTGTATGACTCAGGCCATTCAGCACCAAGAATAACTTTGTTACTGTCTGATAGCAAAACAATCCAACCCATTTCTATATGAGCATTAACAATGTCTTTTATTTCTTCAAAATTGTCTAGCATTTTAACTTGTTTAATTTTTTCAAGGTTCATACACTGTTCCTTTCCGCCCCTCTGGGGCTTTTTATTTGCCAAACTTGCTACTTACGTCGCGGTGGATACGTCGTGTACCGTCATTTGAGCCCGTTCCGTCTGCCGTACTAAATGCTCCATGATTGTTCGCTTGTTTGACTTTATGAATTAATTATAACATCGTTGTTGCAACTTGTCAACCATTACAGTTGTTTTTTGTCAACTTTTTTATTGCTTTTTTGCATCACTTACTATATAATATAAAGTATGAAAAATATAACATTTGCAGAAAGACTTAAAGAAGCAAGAAAAGCAGCTAATCTCTCTCAGCAAGCACTCGCTGATAAAATTGGTCGCACTAAGTCAACTATATCAAGATGGGAAAGTGGAGAAAGAAATCCTAAAATGTTTGAAATGGTTGAACTCGAAAATATATTAGGAATACAAGCAAGAGACTTGATGTTTGGTGAACAAGAAATAACCGATACAATTTTGCCTAAAATCAGTCAAGTTAGTTCTGAGCTTACCAAACCACGTCAAGAGAAAGTTTTAAACTTTGCAACTGCTCAATTAGACGAACAAAAGCTAGAGCAAGATAAAGTTAAACAAATAGAAGATTATCGTTTAACTGATGAATATCTTGAAGAACAAATAAGTAAAGCTAGTGCCTATGGCGGTGGACAACTTAACGATAATGATAAAGAATTCTTCAAACGTTTGTTGAAAAATACTCTTAAAGAAAAAATTGATAAAGGCGATTTATGAGTAAACTTAGAGAGCTTTCTCGAGAGCTTGGTGCTGAAATTATATATTTTATTCCATCAGAAAATGATGTTGTCCTAGTTGATGATATTAAAGGGTTGTATCTTCCTGAATATGACATCATCTATATCAGAGATGATTTGACGATAATAGAACAAGAAAATGTTATTCTTCATGAATTAGGGCACTGTTATTGTGGACACACCCATTATAATTGCCACTCTACAATGTTTGGGAGTAAGCAAGAGGCGCAAGCAGACCGATTCATGGTAGTTCACAGATTCAATGAATGGCTTTCTAAATGGGATTTTGCACCAGAACCAAATGAAATTAATATCAGTCAATTCATGGCTGCTTATGAACTCAATAATAAACTTAAGTGGATATGTGAATCAGTTATTGAGGAATATACCGCTGAATATCACGAAGCAATTTAAGAAAAAAAACAACGAGCAATGTCTTGATCCTCATAAAAAGCTAGATTAGGAACATAAACATTATGAAAAAAATAGCACTTATTGGAGTAACTATGCTTACTGCTATTTCATTAGCTGCATGTTCTCCGAGTAGTAATTCGGGTTCAAAGAATAGTGGCGAAAAAAGCACAACTGAATCAAGTAATAAACCTACGCTTGAAATCCCTGTGTCAGTTGTTGCAGACGGCTCAAAAACTGCTGCAATTACTGGTAAAACAACACCAAATACAAAAGTCCAAATTGGATATGGTATTATTGGTGACAAAGTGACTTCTGATAAAGAGGGCAATTTCACTCTAAAATATGAGATTGATGAAGCCAACGACCAAGATACAATTGAAGTAACTGCAAAAAATGATGGTGGTAAAACCACTAAAGAAATTACTATCAAACAGAACCCTGAAGTAATTAAGAAAAAAGAAGCCGATGCTAAAGCAAAGGCTGATGCTGAAGCTAAAGCTAAAGCTGATGAAGAAGCTAAGGCTAAAGCTGCAGCTGACGCTAAGGCTAAAGAGGAAGCTGATAAAACAAACCCAGCTACTTATCCAACTTCTACATATGATGAAATGGCTAGAAACGGGAATAGTCATGCAGGAGAAAAATTACAAATTACAGGTAAAGTAATCCAAGTTCAAGACATGGATAGCGGAGGGGCAATGCTTCGTGTCGCTACTGGAGCAGACGGATACGATGATATATACATGGTACAAATAGACTCAGATAATTGGAATAAACATCGTCTACTTGAAGATGATCAAATAACAATTTATGGAAATGTTTATGGTCTATATAGTTATACCTCTACTTTAGGAGGGAAAATTACAGTACCCGCATTAATAGCTGTATTTTATTAATAAACAAAAAAATCCGCCCAAACTTTGGACGGCGAGGGCGGATTTAAAGTATGAAGTAGTACAAAAGCTTTTAATAAGCTTTTTACTATACCATTTTATCAGAAATGAGGTATAAAAAGCAACTTTGGAAATAAAAGCATATAAAAAGAAAAATGGCACTACTGCTTATAAATTCAAAGCATATTTAGGTAAAAAAAATGGTAAAAGCCAGTATGCTGAAAAAAGTGGCTTTAAAACCAAAGCTGATGCCCGAGCTGCTTTGCATAATATCCAAGAAGAAATTGACAATCCTATGCCAAAAAGTGCTATGACATTTAAAGAACTTTATGATGAATGGCTATTGGTTTATGAAAAGGAAGTACAGAATAGTACTTACTACAAAACTACTCGAGCTTTTGAAAAGCACGTATTGCCAGTAATTGGTGATACTAAACTATCAGATTTTACGCCTATGGATCTACAAACTTTTAGAAATGATTTATCTGAGAAGCTTAAATTCGCTCGTAAACTATTCGGAATGGTTCGCAAGGTATTTAATCACGCTGCTCTACTAAGTTACATACAAGCCAATCCAGCCGCTCCTGTAACCTCTCAAGGAATTAAGAAAAAGGTTGAAGAAAAGAAAGATTTTTATGATACTGATGAATTAAGAGATTTTATGGCTTTAGTAGAAAAAACGAATGATATTAAGAAAATAGCTTTATTTCGTATCCTTGCTTTTACTGGAATTCGTAAAGGTGAACTTCTCGCTCTTGAATGGAAAGATTATAGAAAATCAACTCTCGATATCAACAAAGCTATTTCTCATTCTCCTGTAGGATATGAAATACTTCCCCCTAAAGCTAATTCAAACAGATTGTTAAGCCTTGATGAAAAAACTTGTAAAATCCTTGATGAATTGCACCACACATATCCTGAATCCACACGAATTTTTGAATCTGAAAATGGAGGGATGCTATCACCTTCAAAACCTAGAAAATGGCTTTTAGAGATAACCAAAGAAAAAGAAATTGAACCAATCAGAATTCATGCATTTAGACGTACTCACGCAAGCTTGCTTTTTGAATCAGGCATGAGTTTAAAACAAGTTCAATATCGTTTAGGACATGCAGATTTAAAAACAACAATGAACATTTATACTCATATCACTAAATTTGCTAAAGATAAAATAGGGCAACAATTTTCCGATTATATTGATTTTTAA